GCCCCATGACCGCCTCCGTGATCATCCGATACCACGAGGAACCCGAGGGCTGGTGGGCAGACTCTGAAGAGGTTCCGGGATGGACCTGCGCCGGCTCGAACCTCGAAGAGGTCAGAGCGCTTGCGGCGGAAGGCATCCATGAATTCGTCGGGAGCGACGTGCTCATCTCGGAGGCGTTGCCCCAGATCGTTGCATCCTCCAGCGCCAGCACTTCGGGAACGCTCCAGATGGAGCTGCTGCAAGGGCTCTTCTCGCTGACCTTCAGCGTGAACGGGATGCCCTCGTTCCCGAATCGCCCTTGGACAAAGGCGCCGCAGATCGGAACCGCATTCGAAGAAGCATTTCAGGCAGCCTCCTGATGCGCGTGGAGGCATTTCTTTGCGATGCAGCGAACGTGCGAGAGGGGCTCCTCAACATCCTGAGCGCCGGCGTTACGAGGCTGAAGCGCAGCAGCTTTCCAGCGCCCCTCGGGCTACAGCTCGCCATGGTCATGACGCTCATGCCGGTAGAAGCCCACACTCCCCACAAGCTGAGAGTCGTTATTCAGGGCCAGGACGGCGGCAAGGTGGCGGAACTTGATGGCCAGTTCGGGGTGGCTGAGATACCCGCCACCTTCCAGCCAGGCGAGCCGATCGCGATCCCGATGGTTCTGGATCTGAAACTCGCCCCGATTCCTTCGCCCGGCACATACAGCGTCGAGGTGCTGGTAGACACCCAGCTAGCCAAGTCGCTTCCCTTCCTGGTCTCGAAGGAGGAGGTCCCGAGCAATCCGTGAACCTGCGGATGCTCATCGAAGCCGGACCATCTGAACTCGGATTCGGCCGGGCTCCCCCGCCCGGCCGTTTCTGTCAAATTTTCCGGCTACGTTGACTCTCCCGCCTCCCGTCCCGACAATCTCCGAGCTGCTGCAACCCCGCCGCGGCAGAGCGACATGGAGGTTGATGATGGTGCCAACCAGGAGGAGCACCGGCAGGAATGAGGTCGCCTCGAAGACGGTGGCGTCAGGGGCGGCGAAGATCCTCGGGACCATCCCCTCGCCAGTGAGTTCCGACCCGCTGCGCGGCGCATATTTCGGGATTGAGCACGCGCAGCGTCACATTGAAGAGCTCGTTCGGCAGACCACAGCCGTCACGACCGGCAAGGACAGCATCTACCAGCCCGTAGTTGAGAAAAGCGCGGATGGAAGCGAGGACATACTCAAGGTGAGGCTCACGCAGCCACTCCCAGAGCTTCTGTCCGGGATAGCCTTCGACGCAGTGAGCAACTTGAGGGCCGCCCTTGATCGCGCCACGCTAGCTGCGGCCGTCGCCGCTGGAAGAACCGGGAACACAATTGAGGCTAAGTTTCCTTTTGCCATATCGGCTGGTGAGCTTAAAGCGCGGAAGGGCAAGTGGCACTTCAAGCACATCCCCGGTCCCATCTTCGACGAAATAGTCACCGCGCTGAAGCCATACCCGGGAGGAAACGATTCCCTTTGGGCAGTGAACAAACTGTGCAATATCTACAAGCACGAAATCGTCGTTCCGACTGTAGCCACAGCGTCCAGGATCACCTTCAATCACTCGGACAAGACCTACCTCGAGCATCCTCTTCCGTGGGATGCCTCCACGCATGAGGTGGAGATAGGGCGGCTTCCCAAACGGCGCTGGTTTGAACGAAGCGCGCAGTTCCCGGGGACATTCACGTTCGGAATAGCCCTCGCGGAACGCAAGCGGTTGGGGGAGATCGAGGCCAGTATGGCGCTCATGAACATGCTCTACAGCGTCCGCATCGCAGTTGAAACGATCGAGTTCGTGGGCAGGCGACACGGCCTATTTTCCTAGGGCCTGCCGGGCCTGCGCTCTACGCCAGCACGATCTCCCCGCCGCGCACCCAGAAATGCGCGTTGCAGCCACCCATCAGCTGCACGGAGGACGATCCCGCGACCAGCGTGAGATCCGCGTAGCCCGTCCCCTCGAAGTTCCAGCGTCCGGGCCCGGGCTTCACCGTCTGGGGGACGTGCGGCTGCCAGCACAGCACCATGTGAGTGCCGATCCTGCCGAAGTTCTTCTCGAAGCAGACCGGGCAGAGGAACTCGATGCCGTCGGCAGAGGCGATGTCGTCGTGCAGCGAGTAGCGCGACGGCGACGTGATCTTGAGGAACTGCGGTTCCAGCTGGGACAGCTTCACCGCCCGAGCGCTCTCGCGAGATCAGCGCGCACCCGGCCGTTGCGCTTGGCGGTGCCGTTGGCCGGCGCCGCATCCGCGGCCGCGGGATCCTCGGAGGCGTTCGGGTCCTCGACCGTCGGCGCCGGCAGCGGGCCGGGCGTCATGTTGAGGTCGATTCCCTTCTCCGCCGCGAGCTGCTCCTCCTGCGCGAGCTCCTCGAGGATCTCCTCGAAGTCATCGCCGCGGGCGGCCGCCAGGCGGTGCCGCGACGTGAGCCGCAGCTCAAGCATCAGCTTGTTCGCCTGGTTGTCCTTGTAGGGATCGACCCAGTCGAACCCGCGCGGGGTCCAGAGCGCCGCGCGATAGTCGCGCCAGTCGCCGCCAGGCAGCTCGAGCGCGCCGCTCAGCACGGCACTCTCCAGCCACCAGTTGTAGAGCTGGGTGCGGAAGCAGCGGATCCACCAGTTCTGGATCCGCTTCCAGACCGCACGCTCGATCAGCAGCCCGGCCCGAGCGCTCAGGTAGGTGACCTGCGAGAGGTCGCTCGAGAGCGACTCGTAGGTGACGTTGAGTCCGCTCGCCGCACCGCGCAGCACCGACCTCGAGAACTCGCCGAACGCGGTGGTCGGATGGTCCGGGGCGTACCCGCTGAATTTCTGCCCCGGCCCGAGCTCCCAGATCGTGCCGGGCTCCGTCTCCATCGTGACGCGCGCGCCGCCCGAGCTGCCGCTCGCGCTGCCCGCCGCGGTGCCGTCCGTGACGGTGTCATCCGGTACCACGCCAACGCCGCCGTCGGCGTTCTCGATGAACCCCATCTTGGCGGCTCCCGCGGCCGAGGCGACCAGCTCGTTCTGGTGGTAGCGGCCGAGGTCCTGCAGCGGCGCCATCGCGCGGTGCAGCCAGGTGACCCCGCGCATCTGGTTCGCGCGCCTGGGGCGATAGAGATGGAGGATCTCGCTCGCCGGGATCCGAATCAGCCCCTTGCCGGCGTAGGTCGGAGAGTACTGGGGCCAGTCGCGGACGTAGTAGGCCAGCCGGCGGCCGAGCTCGTCGACCTCGATGCCCATGAAGATCTTGGAGCCCGGCCCCGGGGCGCCCACGCCGTTGACGTTGTAGGTCTCGTCGACGAGATCGGGGTCGATCAGCTGGAGGGAGAGCCCGCTCGGGAACTCGCGGCCGAGCACGCGCCTGGGGAACGCCTCGCCCTCGCGCGCCACCGTCTCGATCGCGAGCTGCTCGTATTCGACGCCCGAGAGCATCCCGTCCGAGCTGATTGGGCCCTCGAAGTACTCCTTCCAGGCGTCCTCGATCATGCTGTTGGTGGCCTTGTCGAGGTCACCGTTGCGCCCCGGCAGGCGATTCTTCGCGCGCAGGCGCATCCCGTCCGGGCCGATGACGTTGTCGACCACCATGTCGAGGAACTGGCCGGCGTATTCGTTGTTGCGCGACAGCTCGCGCGCGCGGGCGCGCAGCGTGCGCATGTCGCCGCGCAGCTCGTCGTGGGGCGAGAGCAGCCCGGCGATCCAGTCCGAGTAGATGCGCGAGAACTCGGCGCCCTTGTAGACGCTGCGAGCCGAGAGCCGCGGGGCGGGGGTGCTCACCGCGCCCGCGGGCCCCGAGCGGAAACTCCGGATCGCGTCACTGAAGCGCTCGCGCAGCGTTCGCGTGGCCATCACATCCCCGGCTTTCGGAAGTCGACCATGTGCTGGCGCCCGATGCGCCCGCCGTTGCGCTGGCGCTGCACCGCGGCGACCAGCTCGCCGCGCAGCTTCTTCAGCTCGTCGAGGTTCAGGTACTCACCGATGCGCCCGGCGATCTGGTAGCGCTGCAGCTTGCCGGCGATCATCGCGGCGATCGCACTCTCGACGGCGGCGAGCTGCTTCTCTTCCCACGTCTGAGCGTCGCCATCGGCGGCCGTCGCCAGGTTCCGCGTGACGGAGACCACGCCCGTCGCCGCGTCGTAGGTCTCGCCGCTCTTGGTCGCGCGTTCCGTCCAACGGTAGGTCCCAGGCGGAAGCACCGCGGTCGCCGCGGCGGTGAGCGTTATATCGAACGCATCACCATTCGGACTGCCGGCAACGGTGAGCGTATCGGCCCCGGCGAGGAAGAAGGCGAGCGTCCAGCTGCCGCTCGCGGGGAAGTCCGAGTGCAGGCGGGTGAGCTTGACGGTGGTGCCGGCGGCGAAGGCCTCGGGCATTGCGGTGAGCGGGTCCACGCGACCCAAAGTGGCGCGCGCCGGACGCGCGAACCATTGAAGAAATACTTCAATCGACGTTCATCGAGTCACGCGGCACTTTGGGATCCGAAGCGCAGCAGAGAAATCGCGCGGAGGATTCGATGAACGCTCGCATCACCAGCAACCGACAGGGCCGCACGCTCGACATCCGAGGCCTCGGCCTGCTGCTCCTCACCGCGACCGCGCTTGCCCTCGGCGCCGGCCTCGCGCATTCCGATGGGATCCCCGTCTACAAGGAGGGCACCCGCGCAGTCCCTCAGGCCTGGCCGGGTGACGCGAACGCCCGCGACGGCGTGCAGATGGAAATGGTCGACGGGGATTCAACCCGCTACCTCGTCCGCGGAAATGCCAGCACCGGAGTCGTGGTGAGCGTGAGCAACCCGCCCCAGGGCTGGATCTACCGCTACCAGTCGATCATCCAGTCGAGCACGATCTCGAAGCAGGCGCCCGACTCCAGCGCGTGCTATCCGGCGAGGGGCGCGACCCGCTGGTTGATCCGGATCTACCCGACCTACGACGACTCGACCGCCGCGACCGTGCTCCTGATCGCGCTCCGCGGTCATCCGGTCCAGAGCGCCGATTCGCTCAGCACCTACGTCAACCTCTGGCGCCGCTCGAGACAGAACCCAGCCTCTTCAACCACCGTCGCTGCGACCGGTGCTGCCGGCCAGGACTCGATCGGCTCGATCGTCGAGGTCATGAACGGCAGCTCGTGGGCGACGGGCAGCGCGCAGAGCGGCGACTACGTGGTCCCGCTGGGCCCCGGCAAGACCCCGCGCGGCCGCGAGTTCTGGATCGATTGGTCCGACGACTTCCTTTCGGTCTTCGCGCGCGTCGCGGCCACCTACAACTCGGCAGGCAGCGCCTATTCGGCGTCGACGGAGCCCCACCTCACCTACCGCATGGACGCGTACGGATATCGTTGATGCGCGCGCGCCTTCTTCCCGTCCTCGCTGCTCTCTGCCTCGCGCTGCCCGCCGGCGCCACCGGCCGGACCGGCGTCATCGTCGTGCGCCACCCGATCGACGCGGCCTCCGTCGGCACCACGCCCCAGAATCTGCAGACTTCCTCGCAGCTGATCGAGTCGGAGCTGCTGGTGCGCAACTCGCCGACCACGCTGCTGCCGGCGAGCGCCTGCGTGACCGCCGACATCTCGAACAATCGCTTCAGCTCCGAAGGCGTCACGACGCAGGCGGCCATCACCATCCATGAGAACTGGTCGCTGGTGGCCTCGCAGAATCTCTACCCGTCGACCTTCCAGCCTTGGACGTTCCTCTCGGGCGCCACGTGGCCGGCGGGACCCCAGATCTGGTTCATCGCGCCGGTCAGCGGCTGCGGGGTCAACGACCCCACTCCGACCGATTCCATGGGGGTCAGCGACTGCTACGGGGGCGCGACCCCGCGCGGGACGATCTACGACACTTCGAACCCCGGCCTTCGCTGGAAGAACCTCTACGCGAGCCCCAAGGCGGCCGTTCGCTGCAATGCGAGCAATCCGCGCTGCGGAACTCCAGTCGGCGGGATCCTCCGTTGCGTGCTCGGGTTCAAGGTCTCGGCCGGCAGCAATACGGCGGTCGCGAAGGATGTCGACTCGCTGCTTTCGCTGAAGACCGGCTCGACCGAGGACTCGATGCTGGTCTGGACGTGGGAGCGCTATCCGGGAGACCCGGCGCGACAGATCTTCTGCCAGGCAGCGGTCGGCGGCATCCTTGACCAGGGCGCGATCCTCATGGCGTTCGCACTGGGCGAGAGCACCTGCGTCAAGAATGGCGACACCATGTTCCCCGATCGCGCCGCGATGACGCAGGAGTACGGCCTCGGGCTGATGCGCGCGAACGGCTACGGCAAGCCCAAGGATTCGAACCTCTTCTACAACGGCGTCTACTGCCCGCCCGGCGATTCCTGCGACATCCCGAACGTGACGGCCGGACTCGACACGCTGAAGAAGCTGGGCATCAACGCCACCGCGTTCGTCGATCCCGAGAGCCTGAGCACCTCTCGCGGCGCCACGCTGATGGCCCTCCTGCTCAAGTACCCGAATATCTCGTTCGCGCTCCAGCCGGTGTCCGGCACCTACGTCGACGGCGGCGCGGGAGCCTCCACCACTCGCGCCGGCGGCGCGGGGCGCTGCATCGATCCGATCGGCATCCTCCGTCGCCGGACGATCTTCCCCTACCCGCTCGCGGTCGGGGCGCGCTACGACACGCTCACCTGCGTGGCCGATTCGGGCTCGGTCGCGTGCAATCTGATCAACGGCTACAAGGCGCTCGCGGCCTACGTCGGACCCGATCGCGTGGACTGGACACTCGCGCCGGGCGCCTGGGACTGGACCCCGCAGGAGTGGACGGTACGCGCTGCCGGCGCCGTCCAGGCTCCGATCGACAACGTCATCAACGGAAATCATCTCGCGACAAGTGGCGGAGTCTGGGGCGGGCAGGATTCGCTCGTCGCGGCCTTCAGGGCCGCGAGGATCCGATCGGTCCTCTTCTGCCCGACGGCACCCGGCGCGAACGTTGGCGTCAGCTGGTCCGCCGAGAGCGGAACGCTCACGGGAGGCACTGCGCCGGCGGGATGGGCCCCGAACGAGTCGCAGCTGCGCTTCAACTGGGGCGGGATCACCTACGACGGCGTCGCGCTGCTCGGCACCCGCTGGGAGCCGGACGCGCCGATGTGGACCTGGCAGCAGGCGACCCATGGCGGGCTCGGGAACGAATGGAACGCCGGAGCCACGACCGGCAAGTTCTATCTCTTCGACGCCGGCGTCTACTACAAGCACAGCTTCTACACGAGCACCAAGGTGTTCGCCGTGCAGTTCGCCTCGCTCGGCGGCCCATGGCCGAACCCCTGGCCCCAGTTTCCGGGCCTGCGCCAGATCCAGTGGATCACCGCCGGCTGGAAGGCCGCGGACGCGCACCTTCCGACCCGCCCCGATGGGACGAAGGGCTCCTTCGCGCACTGGACCCGCATCGATCGCGTGACCCCGAGGTATCCATGAGCCCGCTTCCTGCGATGACCACCGCGAAGGCCGCCGACATTCCCTCGAAGCTCCCAATGCAGCACCGCTTCGAGGCGCTCGAGATCACGCCGCACCGCACGCGCGCCGTCGACGGAATCGAAGGTCCCGTCGAAGAGAACGCCTACGACATCACCATCAGCAGCGAGAACCCGGTCAGCCGCTACAGCTACCTCGAGGTGCTGGGCCACGCCGCGGGCGAGGTCGACCTCACGTTCGCGCAGAACGGCATCAGCTTCATGCTCGAGCACGGCGGCGTGATGCAGAGCTGCTCTCCCGATCCCGACTACCACCTCGGCCTGATCACCGAGCTCGCGGTAAGCAGTCGCAAGCTCGTCGGAGTCGCCCGCTTCGCCGGCGATGACGCCCTGAGCGATATCGCGCTGCGCGTGAAGCGCGACTGGGCATCCGGATCGCCGACGCGCCCGTTCATTTCCGCCGGCTGGGTTCCGGTCGCCCGAAAGATCACCGAGCCGACCAAGGATGGCGAGACCACCACCGTCCGCTACACGAAGTGGCAGATCCGGGAGGCGTCGAACGTCGCCATCCCGGCCGATCCCGCCGGCGCGAAGGCGCGTTCGGGCTCCCTCGAGGAGTTCGTGATCGCCGACGAGCTGGACACCACGCAGCACCGAAGCCAGGAGGCACCGAAGATGGAACCGACCACCACGACCACCACCCCGTCCGCGCCCGCGGCCGCGCCGCCGGCCGGATCCGTCGCGGTGGGCGAGGACCGTCTCAAGGCGCGCAGCGACGAAGCCGCGCAGATCGTCAGCCTGTGCGTCGCCCAGAACTGCGCCAGCCGCGCGGCGGAATTCATCTCGGGCGGGCTGACGCTCGCCGAGGTCAAGACCCGGCTGTTCGACGAGCTCACCGCGAAGAGCCGCAGCACCACGGTCGGCGCGCCGCCCGCCGAAGCCCTCGACGGTCTGACCCGCAAGGAGCGCAAGATCTACTCCTACCGCAACGCGGCGATGCTCGCGCTGCGCTCCCGCTCCGGGATGCGCAACGAGAAGTGCCTCGAGCTCGACGTGCACGAGGAGATGGTGAAGCTCGCCCCGCGCGAGTACCAGCAGCGCGGCGGCATCCTGGTGCCGTTCGACACCCGCTCCGAGCAGGAGATCATGGATGCGTGGGAGCAGAAGCAGCTCCGCACCCGCGCCATGGACACCAAGACCGCCGGCAAGGGTCTCGAGTGGGTCGGCCAGCAGACCATGCCGCTGGTCGAAGCGCTGGTGGCGATCGCCGTCATGCCGCGGCTCGGGGCGAACTTCAACACCGGGCTCACCAACATGCTGTCCTACCCGCGCGAGACCGGGCTGCCCACGGTCAGCTTCATCGGTGAGACGCCGGCGAGCGGGCAGACGCTGACGGATTCCTCGACGGGCGAGATCCTGAGCGGGCCGAAGCAGATGATCGGCGGCGTCAAGATGTCGCGCCAGTGGCTGTTCCAGACGCAGGGCGCCGGCGAGGCCCGCGTGCGCAACGCGCTGGTCGGCGGCACCGCCCGCGCGCTCGACCGCAATGGCTTCACCGGCCTCGGCCACTCGAGCCAGCCCACCGGTCTCTACTTCCTGACCGGCGTCAACTCGACGGCCATGAGCAGCATCGCGCCGACCATGGCCAAGATCGTCGACATGGGCGGGAAGATCTCCGACCAGAACGCCGACGTCGGCCGGATGGGATGGGCGACCACGTCGCTGCTCGCCTGGTTCCTGCGCAGCAAGCTCGAGTTCACCTCGGCCGGCTCGAACCCGATCTGGACCGGGCCGATCCAGGACGGACTGATCGCCGGCTACCGCGCCATCGGTTCCACCCAGATGAGCAAGGCCCTCGGCGCCGGCGCCGATGAGCACGGCTTCATCTTCGGCAACTGGGAGTTCTGCGACGTCAATCTGTGGGGCGGCACCGAGCTGGTGGTCGACGAGCTGTCCGCCGGCGACGCCGCGCAGGTGATCATCCGCTCCTACGGGATGGGCGACGTCGTCTTCACCCACCCCGAGGCCTTCTCGATCGGCACCGCCGCGAAGCCCGCGTAAACCAATCCCGCTGGCGGGCGCTCGGTCAGTCCCGGCGCCCGCCGGCATGGAGGCCTTTCGATGCCGAAGTACATCGTCTTGAGCTCGCACGGCAACGGCGGCGGCCGCTTCGTCGAGCCCGGGGAGATCCTCGATCTCCAGGAGCAGGACGGCCGCTGGCGGACCGGGGTGGGGCTGGTGAAGCCCTACGTCGAGCCGCCGCCGCCTGCCGCGGCCGCCGAAGTTCCCGCGGAGGATCCGGCAGCCGCTGCCGAGCCCTCGGCGAGCGCGGAGAGCGACGCGGACCCCGCGCCGACGCCGCCGGATGAATCCGCCGATCCGACCACCACCGCCGACGGCCCCAGGAGGGGCTCGCGCAAGAGCTGACGGCGAGCCTCGCCGGACGCACAACAGGGCCCTCGGGGCCCGGAGGAAAGTTCCGATGACCTCAACGCTCCACGCCTTTGCCAAGGCGCTGATCGCATCCATCGCGGCCTGCCTGTCGCGCACCAGCTCGGCCAGCGGCACGGGCGTCGACCTGCTCGACTACGAGGGCTCCTGCTGCTTCGTGCTCGATGCCGGTGCAGCGACCGCCGGCACCAACCCGACCCTCGACGTCACCTTCGAGGAGTCCCTGGATGACGGTGCAACCGATGCCTACGCGGCGGTTCCCGCGGGGGCGTTCCAGGAGGGCACCAACTTCGGCCAGGTCACCAACGCGGCCAGCATGCAGGTCCGCCATTTCAACGTCAGCGACCGCAAGCGCTACATCCGGGCCAAGTGGGTACTCGGCGGGACGGCCACGCCGACCTTCCCCTTCGGCGTCGCGTTCCTCGGCCAGAAGAAATACCAGTAGCAGCGGGCCCCCATGCACCACTTCGGGACGTCGGATCTGCCGAGCATGCTCGCGGACTTCGGCGTCCCGGTGGTCTGGGGTTCGGTGACCGGCAACGGGATCGTGGACGAGGCCGACCACGAGCTCTACACCGGCGGCAACGTCGTTTTCACCGGGAAGGAACGCACCCTGACTCTCGAGGCGGACCGCTTCCTGGGCCTCGCCGAGAACGCGACCATCACGGTCGACGGCAGCTCCTTCCGGGTCATCCAGGCGCACCAGACGGGCGATGGCGCCCTTCTGCAGGTGCTCCTGATGCCGAGCTGATATGAGCGCGATCGCAGCGGAAGCGAAAGAGCAGCTGATCGTCGAGCAGCTCCTCGCGGAGCTCTCCAAGATCGGCATGCCCGCGACTCAGGCGATCGCCCGCGGCAGCGTCCAGGGCAAGAGCGCCGGAGATCTGGAGCTCACGGTCGCCCTTGCGGGGGGCACCCTGCTCGCGGCCATCGCGCGGCAGAAGACGATCGCGATCTCCTCGGTGAAATGGGGCGGGACCGACATGATTCTGGTCCCGGGCTCCGCCACCGACTTCGACACCGGGCGCCTCGAGGTCTACGCCCTGCACAATCTCCCGGCGCAGACCGACGACATCACCGTCCTCTTCGCCTCGGGCGCGACCGCGGTCCTGCTCGCCACCGAGATCCGCAACATGGTCGCGGACCCGGTCGACGTGGTCCACCCCAACACCAGCTCCGGCAACGCGCCCACCACCGGCTTGACCGCGATGCGCCAGGCCGGCCCCGAGCTGCTCTACGCCGTAGTCGCGACCGAGGGCCCGCTCGGCGACCAGGCCGGCACCTGGGATACGCCCTTCGTCGGCCTCCAGCGCGACGGCACCTCCGGCGGCTCCCCGACCACGAACTACACGCTCTCCGACGCCTGGTGGCTCGCGAACGAGTCCGGCACCGAGGGCGCCAGCAAGGACAACATCGCCAGCCGCGTCTGGGCCGCCACGCTGATCTCCTTGAAGCCCGAGTGGCTGACGAGCCCGCAGCCACCGGTCGACGACAGCCCCAACGACGCGCTGGGCCCGAGCGACTACCAGCAGTTCGTCGAGCACGTGGTCACCAGATCGAACGACACCGAGCGCGACGTGCGCGGCCACATGCAGACCATGGTGCTCTGGATCCACTCGATCGTGCTCGACCGCGACAAGGGCATGCGCAAGCTCCGCCGGCTCGATTCGGACCAGTTCCGCGCGATCCAGGCAGCTGAGAACACCCTCATCGCGGTCTGTGGCTACGGCATGCGGATCGGGGATTTCACGCCCAACGTCGAGATGGCGGCCGCCGGCTTCCGCCGCGGTGTGCGCGTGCTCGAGTTCGACTACAACCACGAGGACACGGCCCACTGATGGGCGAGGAGGAGTAGATGACCAACCCAGCATTGGGCTTTAAGAGCTACCTGCAGGCCGGGGCCGAGAGCACCTACGGCACCCCCGTGGCAGCGACCGCGAAGAGCGAAGTCATGCCCGGCGACATGTGCGACCTGGTCCCCGGCATCATCGATGACGCATCGCTCAACAGCCAGCGCGCGCGCCGCGGCTTCTACGACGGCGTCCAGTACTACAAGGGCAGCACCAAGATGCGCGCCAACTACGAGGGCAAGGTCCTGCTGATGATGCTGCGCTCGCTGTTCGGCAACTACGCGACGGGAGTCGGCACTCCCGTGAACGACGCCGGCGTCGTGAACCACATCTTCACCGAGGGCGGCAACAGCTACCCGCTCACCCTGCAGCGCAATGTCGGCGACGTGGCGAGCACCACCGGCGTCTACGGAAAGGTGTTTCGACCGGCCGGGGTGAAGGTCAACCAGGGAACTTTCGAGATGCAGGCCGGCTCGGGCGGCAAGGGCATGGGCATCTGGTCCTTCGACTACATCGCCCAGGACCAGACCTCGGACCAGACGCCGACCGGAGCCCTGAGCCTGCCGCTGCTCAATCCCGTCCTCTACCGGCAGACTCTCTCGTTCAGCGACGGAACGGGCGACGCCACCGCTGACGTGAAGATCCGCTCGATCAAGTTCGGTTTCAACGCGCCGCTCACCAACGCAGACCGTGCCTTCCTCGCCTCCACCAACCTCATCGACGAGCCGCTCCCGAACGACTTCGTGGTGGCCACCTGCGAGATCCAGCAGGAGTTCAAGACCAAGTCCCAGTTCAATATCGCGCGCAATCGCACCGCGGTCGCTCCGAACGTGATCTTCCAGGGCGGCTTCTGCTCCGGCAGCGTGAATGACAAGTTCGAGCTCGAGATCCGGATGCAGCAGGCCAAGTTCATCGGCTACACGAACCCGGTCGAAGGCTATGGCGTCCTGACCTCCACCGCCCAATTCCAGGCCTACAACGACCCGGTGACCAACTCTGATCTGTCCTCCCTGTACATCCGGATCCAGAACAACGACACCGCCCTGCCGTAAACCGATCTCTTCGCCCGAAGGAGACGCACCATGGAAGAGCAGCGCCCCAATCCGACGACCGCGCCACCTCGTCCCGAGCAGCTGACGGTCGAGGTCCACAGCGTTCGCGCGGTCGACGGCACCCCGCTTCAGGTCATCTGCCTGATGCCCGACGCGATCGACCTCGGCATCCTCATGAAGGGCATGGGCGGCCCGCGGCCCGAGTCGGTCTCCGACGCCGACGAGGGAGAGGAAGGCCAGAATGACCGTGTCCGGGAATTCCTCGAGCTCGGCAAGAAGCTGATCGAGAGGTACACGGCGCTCACGCTGCCGAATGGCGAGCTTCAGACCCCGGCGTTTCGCTTTGGACCCGCGGCGCAAGGGGACGCGGACGGCGCCCTGTCCGGCCGACAGCTCAACTTCACGGATCTCTCGAGCCTCACCGAGACCCTGATGTACCTGGGCGGCTATCTGGAGGGAGCCGCCGCGGCGTCCTTTTCTGGTGACCGAGGAGGGAGCGGGGCTGGCGACGGAACTGGTCCGGCTATCCCGAATGAGCCGCCGGCCCTCGGCAGCGATCCCGGGGCTGAGCCTCGCACCCCGTGAAGCTCATGAGTTCGATCTGGCAGCCCTGCGCGGCTACCAGAAGATGAAGCAGGTCCGATGGGGGAGCTCGGTCAATGCGCTGCAGGGAGATCCACAGCAGCAACTGATCGCCGCCCTCGAGATGATCTACCAGGAGCTCTGACGTGGCCGACGAATCCGTCAATCTGATCCTCAAGGCCCGCGACGAGGCCACCGCCAAGGTCCGCGACCTCGCCAAGGAAGTCGGCGGCCTGGACGCGACAATGAAGCACCTCACCACGGGTGCGGGGGATTGGGGCGCAATCGCGTTCGGCATCAGCTCGGTGGCAGCGGCCGCGGTCGCCCTTGGTAAGCAATTTTCGGACAACGTCGAGCGCATGGACCGCGTCCATGACGTGACCGGAGCCGCGGTTCCGCAGATTCAGGTCCTGGAGCGGTCATTCGAGAACCTCGGACTCGGCGCCGATTCAGCGGACAAGACGATCGAGCGCATGGCGAAGGCGATCGGCAACAATGATCCGCTTCTGAAAAAGCTCGGCATCACCACCCGCGACGCCTACACGGCAACCATGCAGCTCGCGAAGGCCTTCGCCGAATCGGACGATCCGGCGACGAAGACGGCCATCGCCGTGAAGCTCCTCGGCAAATCGGGGCTGGAATCCGCCGGGGTTCTTTCGCGACTCGCCGAGGAGGCCCAGAAAACCAAGGGCGTCATGCAGGAATCGGGAGGCCTGTTCGGCGAGCAGACATTGCTGAACGCCGAGAAACTCCATGCGGCCCTCGACGCATTCAGCACCCGGTGGGCAAGCATGTGGTCCTCCATGCAAGCGGCCGCGTTGCCGGCGGCAACGAACATCGTGACCGCGATCAATAGCATCCTGCATGAACTCTCGAAGCCAGTGGATCGCGAGGCGGCCGGCGGTGGGAACGTGGACGGGATAGTCAACGCCTGGAAGCTCCGGCGGGAGGAGATGCAGAAGTACGATCAAGAGCGCGAGCGGATCTTCGAAAAGAGCATGAAATGGGACAGTCCCAACGCATTCGGCACCTCGGTACATTCCAGGACCTCATCCCGCGCGCTGCCCAAGACGGGGCAAGTGGTGATCGGGATCGACGCGGACGGGACCCCCATCTACGGCGACGCCCCAGACTCCGCATCCAAGGTCCGCGAGAATCGTCTCAATGAAATGATGCGCGTGCTTCAGGTCGGCCGCGCAGAGGCGGAGAAGTACATCGCTCGCCTGAACGAAATCGAAGATGCCCGCAAGGGCGTCCAGATCGCCGCGGAGATCGGCATCGATCTGGGCGCGCGTCACCCCGAGCTATCCACGGCCGGCCCCGGGAACCTGCAGCGCCGCCCCGGCGGCACTCTCATCGCAGGCGCCAACCCGGCAACCGGGGAGATGATTTCCCAGGCCGAGCTCGATCGCATGAAGGCTTTCATGGACGCGTGGCTTGCACAGATGCCGAAAATGTCAGGGGCCCTCACGCTGGTGACTGAGAAGTGGCGCAATCTGATCAGCACGGACCTCTCGAAGGAGAACATTCTCGAGCAGGTATTCAACTCAGCCGACCAGGCGGCGCTCGCATTCGCCTCGAACGGCATCGACCAGGCGACCCGCGGCATGCTGACCTTCCAGTCCGTCGGTACGTTCGCCGTCCGCGCGATCGAAGACGAATTCAAGCGCTTGAGCGCGCGAATCATAGCCAGCGGGATCATGAAGCTGGTGCTCGGCGGCGTCAGCCTGGCATTCGGAGGAGTCCCGGGCATTGCCGTCGCCGCGATCGCCGGCGCCAGCAATCCGCTCCTCTCGAGCAATGGGGGCTCCGGGGCAACCCCCGGCAGCGTCACCCAGATCACGAACCACAACTACATTCAGACGCTCGACAGCCGATCCCTGAAGATGGCGATGGCATTCCCGCACGGCTCCTTCGTGCGGGCACAGAACGAAATAAAGATCGGGTCGGCCTACTGACATGGCCACCGGCTCGCTGCGTTTCGGCTTCACCAACCTGATCCAGACGGCCACCCTCAAGAACGGGACCGGCGGCGGCGCTCCCATCCGCGACGAAGTGGCGCCCTGGCTGATGGAGAACGCCCAGAACAAGGACCGCACCTTCGTCTGGCAGCAGTCATCCGGCGCCGGGCCGCAGAGCGTCGATTACAACCTCGCGGGCACTTCCACCGTCAGCTTCTTCGCCGCGCTCGGACACCGGGGCGCCCCCTCCAGCTCGGTAGGCGCAACCGCGGTGAACGTCTACACCCAGAACGGGGCCTACGCCGCCGGCGGGACGTGGGCCTTCCGGGGCCAGATCATCCTCGGCGCAGGCGTTCGCGACGGGATCCTGATCACCACCATCGCCAACGTGAACAGCATCCGCTACGAGCACGTCGTCTCCTCGGCCTTCACGATCGGGCGTCACTTCGCATCGGGCATCGATCTCGACCTCGGGATCATCTCTTCGTCCGGGCGGACCCGGGCACTCGTCAAGCCCATCCTCGAAAACGAGGTCGGCGCGAACCCGACCAAGACGCGCGTCGGCGACAACCATTACATGCTCAATCTGCCCTACAAGAACATCACTGCCGCGATCCTCGCGAACCTCCGAGCGATTGCGGCGAAGGACGATCCCTTCCTGCTGGTGGACTACGACGGCACCCCCTATGAGTGCGTGATCGAGGGCAACACGTTGAGCGAGAGCCTCACGTTCAACCTGCCCGAGATCTTTGACGCCCAGATCCAGCTGCGCACCCTCGGGTAGCCCATGGCGACTGCGGCATTCCTCGCCCGCTGGCTCACATCCACCCGTGACGCCGCGATCCTGCTGAAAGTCGAGCTGACCGATCCTTCGGCCCAGACCCTGTACCTCACGAATCGCTACGGGGTCGCCACGCCCGGCTCACCGCCGCGCTACTGGCAGCCGCTGCTCGAGGACGTCGGTCCGGTCTCGCATCAGGGTTCGCTCGGCTCCTTCGACCCTGTGCTCGCCACGTTCGAGTGTCAGCTGGCGCCCAATCGCCTGTCCTACCAGGCAGCGGGACTCGATGCGAGGGACGCGTTCGCCACGTTCTACTGGCTCGGGGCCAGGGTCACGCTTTACCAGTGGGAGATGGCGCTCACCGACTTCGCCGACGCCAACCAGATCTTCTCGGGCGTGATGATCGACTACCAGAGCGAGGCTGCGGGGATCCACATCTTCTGCCAGCAGCCGACGGATTGGATCGTGCGGGTGCCCTCGGCTGAGGTAACGCGCCAGAAGTACCCGCGCGCCCCGGAGAAATCCATCGGCCTGCCGGCCGGCGCGGTCTGCTACGGGGACGGCCGCACGCTGCCCTGCAGGGATACGCCCGGAATCAGTGGCACAATCAGCTACGGCACCTTCAACCAGTCGCTGGTCGGAGTGTTCGGCCTCCGCCGCGCGTTCGTGCGGGGAGTCGTGGTCGACCTCGGCAAGGGGGCGGGATCCAAGGGGCGCGTTCTCTTCGCGAACCACGCCTGCAAGCTCTGGAACAACGACTCCGGGGGGTCCACGCCGGCACTCATGATGGGCGATCGCGTCGGGGAAATGGATCCGGCCTCCGGGGAGGATTTCAACGGAGCGGGAGGCACGGGCTTCACCTACGACGACGTGACCAACGCCGGCGTCCAGCCCTTCGACTGTTTCTTTCCCGTGCTCCCGATCGATTCCAAGAAGTCGGCTGCCAACCAGGGCGACAATGCGCGCGCCGCGACCGACGGCTTCAACGACACCAGCTACGCCGAGCTGGACTTCAGCGGTGGGAAGCTCGAGATCCTGATCCCGCTGCCGGATGTGTCACCGATGGGCCTGTACGTCTCCGCGAAGGACGTCTACGGATGGAGCACGTCGGCCGGGATCGTCGCCGTCCTCAAGGCAGACTTCACCAACCCGGGGGCCGGCGGAGGCCACACCGCGACTCTGGCAAACACCGGCGGGCTCAATACCAAGATCGGCGCCGGCGCCTCGATCGTCTCGGGAACGCCCTCGTCGCAGTGGAACTTCGGCAGCGACGGCTGCTATCTGCGCGTCTACCTGGTCGGAGGAGCCGCCGGCGACAAGGCGCGGATCTACTTCGCCGGACTCGCGATCAAATACCGGCCCAGCTGGCCGGTGTACGCCCCGGCCTACAAGGTTCAGATCCCGGGCGCCGAGGATTACCGCGTGGCGCACCGGTGGATGCCCGGCCTGCCCGGCAAGATCGAGATCTACAAGCACCGCTACTCCCACCAGCCCCACGATCAATGGTTCCCGGCTACGGAGCAGGTCACCGACGGCCAGTATTTCGCGGCGCTCCAGGGCTACGCCGACGACGGCGGCGGCACATACACCGGAGTCGCGAACGCCCTGATCGAGCTGCCGACCGATGTGATCCGGCACTTCCTCGCGGTGCAATGCGCACAATCGGCTTTCGAGACCGGCGGCGTCCGCGGCTCCTTTGTGGACGAGCGCGCCCACTTCGTCACCTGGCGGGGTTCCAGCATGAAGCTGGCAATCTCGATCCCCGAGTTCAGGGACTCCTCGGGGATCCTTCGCGATCTCGCCGGTTCTGCGCTCTGCTGGGTCTACATCTCGCGGCTCACCGGCAAGTGGAAGATCATCCCCTGGCGGATCGGCAGCGCCACCAACTGGACTCGCAAGCTCACGCGCTGGGACTTGATGGACCCGGCCGGGCCCAAGATGATTTTGCACCGCGATCAGGTCATCAACGACCTGACATGCTCCTACGACTACGACGCCAACGGCAAGCAGTACATCTCGGAGACCTTCGTGGCCGCGGAGCGTTCCGGCTCCGGCCACCTCTACCGGTCTCTGCGGGACGAGAACACCACCGTCATCGCGTCCGAGTCGGATCGACTGGACTTCAACGACTCGGGCGGGAACAAGACCGCGAACCTCACGCCTGCGGCCTATGCACCGATCGACCTCGCGAACCACGTCGCCACCCAGATGAGCGCTGTCGCCACACGCGGCTACGCGAAGGTCGCCTACGGTTTCGTGATCAAGACGGGCTACAACGACACCGTCTATGTCAGCGACGGAGCCAGCTTCACGGTCACGCTGCCGGCCGGCAACTACACCGGGGCCGCGCTCGCGGCCGCGCTGCAGGCCGCGCTGAATCTCGGCTCGACCAACTGGGTCGTGACCTATTCGCTCGCCACCCTGCTATTCACCATCGGGCGCAGCTCGGGGACCTGTCAGCTTCTGTGGGGCACCGCGGTCGCTGGAGCCCTGTTCGCCGGCATGGACGTCGTCCTCGGCTTCGAGATCAAGAACTACACGGGATCCGCGAGCTACGCCGGCGCCTTCATGGTCGAACCCGAACGGTTCGCGATCGCTCTCCTGACCGACAACCTCAAGCTGCTCTTCGAGACCGGCACCAATGGCATCGACGCCGCCACCCCGCGCACCTGCGGGGCGCTTCTGGGTTTCGACACCGCCCGGGACTGGGACCTGACGGGGAGCTCCGTCGGCGCGAAAACCTTCGCGGTGGCCCATTCGCCGAAGAATGCCCGCGAGCTCGAGGTAGCGACCTCCATCGCGCGATACGGCAAGCGGCCGGGCACCGTCATGAGCCTGCGCGCGGTCAACGACACCGACACCGCTCGCGAGGTACGCAACCGCAACTTCGACATCTGGAAGCAGGCGGTGGTCGAGATCCAGTTCGAGACCGAGCGCATGCCGGACGTCGATCTGGGCGATGTGATCGAGTTCGATTCGAGCATCGACGACGTCCAGCCCTTCGGAGTGCCAGGGACCAACGGGTCCTGGGCATCGAAGCGATTCATCGTCACCAGCATCGTCCAGCACTCCCTCCCGACCGTGCATCAGGAGATCGCGGCCTTCTGGGATTCGGCGTCGGCATGAGCGAGATCATCGAGATCTCGGTCGACGCCGCACGCCCCCTGCTGCTGCTGAAGAACGGCGGCCGCAAGATGGCCTACGCCCTCGTGAACGCCCTGAACACGACCGCCAAAGCCGTCCAGGAGGCCGAACGCGCCCGGGTGCTGGGCCAGTTCGTGGTGCGCAAGCGCGAGTTCATCCTGCGCCAGGCCGCGATCATCAAGTTCGCGAGCGTCGGCCGCGAGCGCTATGAGGCGTCGATCTCGGTGGGGCAGAAGAAGAACCTGCTCCTCGCACGCTTCGAGGGCGGCGGCCCGCGCCAGCCCGTGAAGGGAAGGACGGCCGCGGTACCGATCATCGGCGGCCCCGCGCGCCCCAGCTTCGCCCAGAGCGTTCCGGATCCCTTCGCGTTCGCCCAGCTGCAGCTGAAGCCCGTGGGCGGCCGCTCGAAGCGCCGGGCCGGCAACGCCGTCGGCCAGTACAAGGGGGCACAGCGCACCTTCGAGCTCCCACATACTGAGCGCGCGCCTGACGGCGGCGTGTTCCAGCGCGTGGGCCCCGGCCGCGGGGACATCCGCCTGGTCTACGCCTTCGTCAGGAACCAGAAGCCGATCGACACTCGCCTCAGGTTCCTGCCGACCGGCCGCGACGCGGCGCTCAAGACTTTCGGGCCAGCGCTCCGCTCCGAGGTCCGCGCCTCGTTCGAGCACGCCTTCGGGCTGGGGTGAGCCGATGATCGACAAGGACGCGGCGCTCAAGGGCTGGCTGGAGCGGGAGGGCGCGGTCTACACCGACCGGGCGGACGACCGCGGCGGCCCCACCAAGTTCGGGCTCACGCTGAGGCTCCTGCGCGACCACCTGAAGGACCAGATGATCCCCGCCTCGCGCCTCCAGGCCATGGAATGGGCCGAGGCCCGCGAGATCATCTGGCGGGTGTTCGCGGTCGAGAGCGGCTTCGCGGAGATCCAGAACCCGGTGCTCTTCGAGGTGGTCTGGGACGCCGCCGGTAACCACGGCGCCGGCCGAGCGATCCAGTGGCTGCAGGCTGCGCTCGGCGTCAAGGTCGACGGCATCTTTGGATCCCAGACTCGCGCGGCATTGCCCTACCTGAATGCCACCAAGCTCGCGCTGTTCTTCCAGTGCGCCCGGGAGCGCTTCTATTCGCTGATCGCGTCCCGCAACAAGGAGGACAACGACCATGACGGGATCCCCGACGCCCTCGAGAACCTGCCCGGCTGGATCAACCGGTCCGTGGGCATTACCGAAAAGATCGCCAGGAGCCTCTGACATGGCCGAGATCCCCGACGCACTGCTTACGCGGATGGTGGCCGCATATGAAGAGAACACCACTTCCATTGAGGGCATTCTGACGCTGGCCCGGGATAACCACGATCGGGCGAAGCAGATCGAACTTGCCATGCTTCGCCAGCTCGCACTCATGGAAAGAGCCCACGAGATGATGGAACGCTTCCAGGCCGACACCAGGATCGGCAGGGATAAGGCGGTCGACGAAATCAATGAGCACACCTCGCAGGCGCTCACCGCCGTGCTCGAGGCCTCGGACCGGAAGCAACGCACCCAGCTCTACATCGTCGCCGGCATCTTCGCCGTGTCCCAGCTGCTGGGCGTGGGGTTGCAGAGAGTGCTCGCGATCCTCAAGGGCTGAGGGCGGGCGGAAGTGCGGCGCACGGAGGCAGCCGCGGGAGGTACAGGAGCCATGCTCCGGAAACAGTTCCTCGTGCTGCTGTTCGCTCTGGCCATCCTGACGCTCTGCGCGTCGATCTGCGGTGCGGCGCTCCCTACGACGCCCGAGGCCGTGAAGGAATGGTTCGACGCGAAGTTCGTGTTCATCGCGATGGGCCTCGGGCTGCTCTGGAAGTACGTCCCGCAGCTCAAGGGCATCACCAACAGTGCGATCCCCTGGGTGAACGCGGTCGCCTACATGCTCGCCAAGGCGGGAACCGTGGGAACGGTGGCGCTCCTGACGGGGGTGACCCCGGCCTACGCCGGCGGGATCGACCTGGGCGGGTTGCTGGGCGTCGGCCTGCTAGGGGCAGCGCACTCGATCGCCGCCAGGCAGGGCTGGGAGGCCTTCCTGCGGCCGATCGTGGAGACCATCTCGCTCGCCCTGACGACCAAACGGCACCCCGCGGCGGCCTGAACCAACTGGAGCTCCCGGCAGGGGGTTGCCGGTGGGGCCTCGAGGTGGTAAATCGGGATCCAAGCCACGCGAGGCGGGCTCCTGCCCCGCGCGGCCGCATCCGGTCCAACGCCCCATGGCGGCCGGGTTAGGCCAGGACGGCCGAGAATCCAGAGCCATGCCGCCGCGAATTCAACGAAGGTGGAGCACCCGGTTCGGTCGCTGGGTCTCCACCTTTGGCGTTCGGCGCCTCACCCGCGCGCTCGAGCAGGGAGGCCAGCCGGTGACGACCTACGCCGTGCATCAGTGGCTGGCCGGCAGGACCTTCCCGAGACCCGATCGGATCGACGCGATCGTGACGCTCAGCGATGGGAAGCTGACGCAGCAGGACATCCACCAGCACCGGGTGATTGTGCGGCGCTAGGGCTGCAAATCCGGGATTGTGATGAAGTATCCATGCTCGTCCACAATGGCGACGTCGCCATCGGCCGGAGAATCTACGCTCACCGTCGTCGCGTCATCAGCATCCGCGATCCAGGCGTAGCGAGCCCGTTCAAAACGAAAGCGAACCAGGTCCTTCCTGAGCGCGTTGAAGGCATCGAGGATGTTCGCATGGGCGGCGAAAGTGCCGCCCACGAATTCGACCGTCGTGAAGCGATTCCCGAGGGTCTCGGCCTCTATGTCGTCCTTCCAGAGCCGCTGCCGAAAGATCGGCCCGATGCGGTCTCTCACCACCGGGAAGATCTGGCGCTGCCTCAGAATCAGCGCGCGCCGGAGTTTCGCTACCTGCTCGCGATCCACGCCCGGAGCAAGCCGATATTGCGCACGCTGCAGGTAGCTCGAGGCGCTCTCGAATGCTGAAACCGTCAGGATGATGCCTTCCATCGATTCGCCCGGCGGCGGCGCTTTCATGGCCAGTATGCTCTCGGTCAAATCGGCGATTTCTCGGCGGCCAGAAGCGCGAACCCTCGAGGAATCGACGGGGGCGGACTCGATCGACTTCGCGATGAAGGGGTTGCCGTTGATAGGTTTAATCCATCCGGTCAGGGAGATGGCCCCGTAGGCCACGGCGGCGAGAACGATCGAAATGATGACGACGAATGGCCAGCGGCCCTCGAGAAATCGCGATGCTCTCATTGGGCATCCATCCGGCGAACCTGCGTCGAAGCCCAGACCATCGCGATGATCCAGCCGATTACCGTCCATCCGGCGAGCAGATTGAGCATGAAGATCGCGCCGCCGTTGTGGTGGTGCCGCTGCGCGGCGATGAAGGCCGGGAGGAAATAGACCAGGGCAAAGAGGCAAAACAACAAGAAGTACATGCGCGGCTCCTTTCCATTCCCGAATCGCTGTGCGCGAAGCGAATGAGATCCGAGGCGCCAGCGTTGTCCAGAAAGCCTGCGCCATACCGCACGGCGATGCAACATATATGTTGCGGAAGGCCCTGCCCAGGGTGTACCAAAGGGCCATGCCTAGGCCCCCACTGGATACGCCCCTGACCCAGCTCCGCCTCGACGCGCCCGGGTCCCTCCGCCAGTCCGACATCTCCGCCTTCATGGGCGAGGCGGGCCTCGAGCTGGCCAGGATCACCATCAGCGACTTCGAGCGCGGCAAATACCTGCCGGCCGATCCCCGGTTCATCCCGTTGTACGCGCAGGCCATCGGCAAGTCGCGCAAGGCCGTCCGGGAGGCCTACGAGCAGGCCCGCGCCCTGTACGAACGGGGACGGGCGTCCGAACCGCGTCGCCGAACGTCACCGCGTTGACGGTCGACAATGCAACTTATATGTTGCATCGCGCCCGCGCATGCGCCTAGACTGCACCGGCCGCCAGCGTGACGGTGGCATGAAAGCAGCAAGGGATTGCGTTCACCTTGCTCATACCTACCGGAAATCAGGCGACAGTGGCGCAGGCCGCGACGAGATGGGTTCTGGTGTACGTCGCGACGGCGAGGAGCCAGCGAAACGTGACGATCGCAGCTCGGCGAGTGGAAGCCTACCTGGTGCCGCAGCTGGGGAGTCTCCCGCTGCGGGACCTGGGCGGTGACCACGTCCGCGAGTACCGGCTCTGGCTCCAGTCCAAGGGGCTGGCGGTCCGTACCGTCCGCCACGTGCTGGCCGACCTGCGCTGCATGCTCAACTGGGCGGTCGAGGCCGAGCTGATCCCGCGCTCCCCATTCCCGCGCCGTGTCATGCCCCGCATCCAGGAGACGCCGCCCGACCGCCTGGAGGACGCCGAAGTCGCCCGATTGCTGGCGATTCGCGAGCCGCAATCATTCGTGGTCCGGCTCGGGCTCGCCACCGGGATGCGCTGGAGCGAGATGTGCAGGGCTACGCCCGGGGACCTCGCCGGCCGATACCTGGTGGTGTCCCAGACCAAGTCGGGGAGGCTCCGCCGGGTCCCGGTCCCGCTCTTGCTCGCCGACGAAATCCGAAATCGCTCTGGACGGCTCTGTCCCTACGGCGTAGGTTCCGCCGGGTCGTTCGGCGAACTCGCAGGACGCTTGAGCGGCGTCGAACGGTTTCACGTCCACCAGCTGCGACACACATTCGCATGCCGATGGATTGAGCGAGGCGGCAGTCTCGCTTCGCTGCAGCAGATTCTCGGTCACGCGTCCGTGGTCACGACGCAGATCTACGCAAGGCTGAGCGACGAACACGTCTTTCGCGAAGCCGAGCGGATTGCCGGGAACGCGGCCGTCGACTGACGGTCGCCGCACCGGTAGCTCAGGAAGGTTCCACACTCGGTCGTCTGGAAGCGCCCGATCCAAAAAGATCGGGCCCCCGAAGTTCAGCACCTCGAGGGCCCGTGAAGATTGGTAGCGGGGGCTGGATTTGAACCAGCGACCTTCGGGTTATGAGCCCGACGATCACGAGTGCATGGGACCTTCCGACATGGAGGTCTTGTGTCGGTTGTCTCCCCAGTGCAGCGCGCGAACGGATCGCGCGAGCGTCACAATCATGACGCTGTTGCACCGAATCGCGACGTAGAACTCCCCGCCCCCTCGACGATGCGCCGCGCGGAATCATCCGCGCCGCTCGAGTCCGATCCGCGCACCTACCGGCTCTTCGCGCGCTGGGAAGGTCAGCGGCGCCCGCGCTGCTACGGCTCCGTGCGGCACCCGTGGGATCCCACCAGCGTCAGTGCTCGCCAGAAGAAAATTCGCGCCTACGCGCGGAACTGGTGGGTCGTGCGCTGCGCATCGGCCGACGAGGGCCGCGCGCTGATCGAGGAGTCGATCAAGACCCTCGGCGTCTTCGCTCGCACGGGCTCCTTCAAGACCTACATCGAGGCCGCGATCGAATCGCCGGCGCTGCGGCGGATCGTCAACTGTGGCAAGAACGCCCGCATGGGTCGCGGGGTGCGCCCGTGATCACGAACGTCCAAGTCAATTGGGGCGCTCCCGCGCCCGTCTCCCCGAACCACGCCATGGAGGGAAGCATGCACGCCCGCACGCCCCACGCCTCACAGGGACTTCGCTCGCGCGCCGCATCGCGGGCCCTGGTTCTTCGCAGCCGGCTCAACATCATGACCGCGATCACCGCGATCACCTCCCACGAGGTCGCGAACCTTCGCTACACCGCGGCGCTGGCCGAGCGCCGCGGCCGCGACATCGCGACGCGCGAGGCGCAGGAATCTGCGACGCGCAGTCTCCAGGCCGCGCAGGCGGCACACCGGCTGGCATGCGCCGCGTCGCCGGCCTATGTCCTCACGGAGCGCGCCGAGATCGCCAAGTCCGACCTCGCGCGCTTCGAGCTCCAAGTCGACGAAGCCATCAGCAATCGGATCAGCGAGCTCGAGGCCATCAACGACCGGATCGCGGATCTCGCCCGGGACCGGATCGTCTCCGCGACCGGGGTCGCCGACGCCGTTCGGGCGATCGGTCTCTACTCCGCCGATCTCGGCGACCTGGTCTCGCGCGCCGGGGTCCCTGGCGCGCTCGAGATCCTCGCCTGCCCGAGCGTCGTCACTCGCCATGCCCGGGCGATCGCCCTGCTCGAGGCGATGACCGCCGAATCCCGCCGCGCCGACGAAGAACTCGGCCGGGTCGCGAGCAGCGAGTCCTACGACCGCGCCCTGATGGAAGTGATCGACGCCGAGCATGCGCACGAGCTCGCCCGCGTCGACGTCGCCCATGCCTCGCGTCGCAACGATGACGCGCTGGCCTCGCTGATGGCGGCGAATCGTCGCCTCGAGGAGGCCGCGCGCGCACTGCCGCCGCCGGCCGAGGATCTTTCACAAACGCCGGGTCCGAGCCGCATGGGTAACGGATCCCCGGCGGCCGCGAGCGCGAAAGGCAGCGTGCCCGCGGACTCCGACTCCGGAGTTCCCGAAGCGATCGCCAGGGTGGGAGAAAGCGATTTGCGGAGGGGCTCCGGTTCGGAGGCTGCATCCGGTTCGAGTTCCGGGTTGGAGGCCCTGCAGGCGGAGACGGTTTTTGGGGAGGCCGATTCGCCCAGTGGGTCTGGGAGGCACCCCGCAGGCCTCCGCCTGGAACTCGCGCCGAATGAAGCTGCTCGACTCGATTACGACGAAGCCGCCCGCCGCGCGGAGTGTGCGTGATGGCCGCGGCCCGCAAGAAGTCCGGCAGCGCGCCGAATCGCGATACCGCCATGCAGCCCCTCGGCAAGAAGCCCTTCGACATGCTCGGTGAGGGGCCCGAGACGGTTCCGGGCGCCTACGCGGAGCCCGCGGCCGCCCAGCGGGCGGAGACGCGCACTTCGCCGGCGAGGGCGATCGAGAGATACGAAGTCACGCAGATCGAGATCGATCGCATTCGGCCCTCCAAGACGAACCCCCGGCGCAGCCGCGATGAGAAGAAGCTCACCGAGCTCGCCCTCTCGATGGGCCGGGTCGGCGTTCTCCAGCCCATCGTGGTCCGTCGGATCGATGATCTCTACGAGATCGTCTGCGGCCACTGTCGCTGCGAGGCCGCAAAGCTCGCCGATCTGGTGAGCATCCCGGCGATCGTCCGCGATCTGAATGAGCTCGAAGCCCTCGAGGTCCAGCTGGTGGAGAACATCCAGCGCTCGGACCTGCACCCGATGGAGGAGGCCGAGGGCTACCACGCCCTGATGAAGCACGGCTACGACGCCGCGCGCATCGCCGAGCGGATCGGGCGCTCGGTCGCCTACGTCTACGACCGCATCAAGCTGCTCGAGCTCGGCAAGCGCGGCCGCGAACTTTTCCTCGAAGGAGTCCTGACCGCCGGCCACGCCATCCTGCTCGCGCGACTCACGGAGAAGGACCAGGGGCGCGCGCTCCAGTTCCATGAATGCCTCGAGGAGGAGAGCACGCTCTGGGATCCGCTCGCGAGCGAGAAGGAAGCCAAGACTTCGCCCGAGCACGTCAAGGCGATCAGCGTCCGCGAGCTGCAGGCATGGATCGACAAGAACGTCCGGTTCACGACCGAGCCGGACCCCATGCTATTCCCCGAGACTGCGCTCGATCTCACGGCCGCTCGCGAGGAGAAGCGCATGGTCGTCGCGATCACGTTCGAGAACTTCATCCCGGACCATGCGCGCGATGGGAAGACCTTCTTCCCGAAGAGTTGGAAGCGGGCCGACGGCGAGCATCACTCGAGGACCTGCGATCGCGCCGTGCTCGGCTTCGTGGCGGTTGGCCCGCGCCGCGGAGAGTCGTTCAACGTCTGCGTCGACAAGGACCGCTGCACCGTGCACTGGGGCACCGAGATCAAGCAGCGTCAGAAGCGCGCGGCCGAGCGCGAGAAGCAGGGCAAGGGCTCCAAGGCGAAAACCTCGACGCCGGCAGCGGCCGCAATCCCCGCATGGAAGAAGGACGAGGAGCGGCGGCGCGAGCGCGATGCTGCATACGCCAAGCTCCGCCCGATGCTGACAGTGGAAGTCCTCGAGAAGGTGAAGCAGGCCTCGGTGGGCGGGAACGGCCAGCTCGCTCGCATCCTGCTCGGCAAGCTTCGGTACTTCGGCATGAAGGTCGACAATCGCATCCCACCCGGCGCATCGGCCGAGGGTCTTCTCCGCCATGCGGCCTGGCAGATCATCGCCAAGGACCTCGAGCGGAACGATCGGGGCCGCGCGATCGCCAAGCAGCTCGGCATCGACATCAAGAAGATCGAAAAGGAGCTGAAGCCCGCCGCGAAGAAGGCCCCCGCGAAGTCGAAGAAGGGCGCGAAGCGATGAGTCGGCGGATTCTGATCTTCACTCTCGTCGAGGCGGTTCTCGCCGCCGCGCTGCTCTGGCTCCTCTCTGGCAAGCTCGGGCTCCCGCTCGGAGCGGGCATCACGCTCGGGATCGTCGGAGCGGGGACCATCGCCGGTGCGGCCGCGGCCTTGCTCTGCATGCGGATCCGCGGGGAAGTGGACCCCGGGCGGGACCTGACGTCGGACGAGGGAATCGCTCCACGAACGCGGGAAGGCGCGGGGCCCCTCGAGCTGTCGGGTCCTGCGCCAGATCCGCCGTCGATTCGCATCACCTTCGCCGACGAAATGACGCCGGCAATCGAGAGCGCGATCGCCGGGCTCGAGCGCGAGGAGCCGCCAGCGGCATGACCTCGCGCGCGAACACGGACGTCCGGCGAAAGATCCAGCTCTCGGAGAGCCACGCGATCGACCTCGACCTGCTGGTCGACACGCGGCTGCTCATCCAGGCCAACAGCGGCGGCGGGAAGTCGTATCTCATTCGCCGGCTTCTCGAGCAGAGCCATGGACGGATCCAGCACCTCGTGATCGACCCCGAAGGCGAATTCGCCACCCTGCGCGAGCGCTTCGACTACGTCCTCGCCGCGCGCCGCGGCGGCGACACCGCGGCCGATCCGCGCATGGCGAAGCTGCTGGCCGAGCGCCTGCTCGAGCTCGGGGCCTCCGCCATCCTCGACATCTATGAGCTCGCCCGCCACGAGCGCATCCGGTTCGTGCGCGGATTCCTCGAAGCACTGGTCGACGCGCCCAAGAAGCTCTGGCATCCGGTGCTGATAGTCGTCGACGAGGCGCACGTCTTCTGTCCGCAGCACGACGAGGCCGAGAGCGCGACTGCGGTGATCGACCTTGCGACTCGCGGCCGCAAGCGCGGGTTCTGCGCGGTGCTGGCGACCCAGCGCATCGCCAAGCTCCACAAGGATGCGGCTGCCGAGTGCAACAACAAGCTGATCGGGCGCACCGGCCTCGACGTCGACGTGAAGCGCGCCGGCGACGAGCTCGGCTTCACGAAGGAGCGCTGGCGCGAGCTGCGAGAGCTCGAGCCCGGGCGGTTCTTTGGCTTCGGCCCTGCGATCTCCCGCCAGGTGGTGGCCCTCGGGATCGGACCTGTCCAGACGACGCACCCCGAGGCCGGATCCCGCATCGCCGCCGCGCCGCCGCCGCCGGCGCGCGAGAAAATCCGCGCGCTCCTTCCGCGCCTCGCCGACCTGCCCGCCGAAGCCGAGCAGCGCCAGAAGACGGCCGACGATCTCCGCCGCGAGGTGACGCAGCTCCGCAAGGATCTCGCGGCCGCGAAGAAGGCCGCGCCGGCCGTCCCGCCGGCTCCGGCGCCCTCCCCCGGGCCTTCGGCCGCCCAGGTGAGGTCGCTCCGCACGACGCAGCGGCGCCTCGAGGAGCTCCATGGCAGGCTGGAGAAACTCAACGAGCAGGTCCTCGAATGCGCCGCAGCCGTCGATCTGCTCGCGGATCCGCCGCGCCCCCCGATCCCGCCCGCGCACGCCGGGGGCAAGCCAGCGCCGGCGCCCGCGATGCGGCCGACGGCAGGCAGGGACGACCTCTTAAAGCGCTACCTGCAGATCGAGAACGCCGGCTCTCGTGTCGAGGCAACCTTCACCGCCTCATCGGGAGTGACGGTTCCGCAGCAGCGCATCCTCGACGCGCTCGCCTGGCTGGAGTCGGTGGGCCTCGCCCCGGCAGAGCGCTCGCAGATCGCACTGCTGGCCGATCAGTCGCCGACCTCAAGCGGGTACGCAAACAATCTCGGGAGCCTGCGCACTGCCGGCATGATCGAGTACCCCGCCGGCGGCCGCGTCGGACTCACGGCCGAGGGCCGCGCGATCGCGCGCGCCGGCGAGGTTCCGGCGACCGACGAGGAGCTGCAACGCCAGGTGCTGGGCAAGCTCCCGCGCCCGCAGGCCCGGATCCTCACCGCACTGATCGAATCGTTCCCGAACGAGCTGCAGCGGGAAGCCCTCGCCGAAGCTGCCGATCAATCTCCGAGCTCGAGCGGCTACGCCAACAACCTCGGCCGGCTGCGGGCTCTCGGTCTGATCGACTACCCGGCCCGCGGGGCCGCGCGCGCCGCCGGCGTCCTGTTCCCGAACGGGGCGGCATCATGAGCCTCCGCGCGCAGTGGCCTTCGATCCTCGCCGGCGCGATCGCCGCGGGGCTCTTCGTCGGCTGCTGCCAGCTGCTCGCACTTCACGTCGAGGCGGTCCTGGCGACGCGCGCGGATGCGGACTTCATACGGCTGTCCTTCACCACGCCGGTGCGCAACGCGGGCTTCGACGGATGTTCCCCCGGGCTCACGCCGCTCGAGGATCTCGACCAGGCAATCCTGATGGGCGTCTGGCAGACCGGCGACACGATCCTGATCCAGTCGCACTCCGCGCTCGCGCCCGGCGCCCGGGACCAGTTCCGGATCCCGCGGATCTCCCAGCTGCGCAAGGTCTGGGTCGAGACCATCGACTTCACCGGCAACGGGAGCTGTCGCTCGAACGTACTGGAGTTCGGCCCCACGAGCAGCGTCCCCTTCGATCCCGGCGCCGCCGGCGAGCTCGGCCGCCGCGAGCTCTTCGACATCGCCGGCCGCAAGGTCTCGCTTCCTGCGCCGGCGGGGATCTACTTCGAGAACATCCCCAACTCGCGGATCCGCCGGATCGTGGTGATTCGATGAGCGCCAGGGGATCGATCAGGGTTGCGGTGCAGGTCAAGCGGCGTCAGGGACCGCCGCCATCGGCAGCCGTCAGCCTGATGGACGAAATCGTCGAGGCCGTCCGCGCACGAATCGCCCAACTGCTGCCCGAGATCACCCAGGAGGTCCTCCGCGAAATCCTGGAAGTCGGGGTCTCGCTTTCGGAGCCCGTCGACCCCGCGATCGGGGCGCCGCCAGCCGCCGGGATCGATAGCCCCGCCACCGAGAAGACGCTCGAGGCGCTGAAGCAGATCGCCCCCGAGCATTTCGACAGTCCAGACAATGAAGCGACCGAGGTTCCCTTCGAGACTCCGCCAGCGAATGGTGCATACCAGGGCCCCGCCCCGATTCGCACGATCGCCCCCGGAGTCCACGGCGACGAAGTCGACACGCTGAACGTCCGCCATCTGGTCCGCGGGGCGATCTGGCAGTGCGGGAAGCATCGGGTGCGCATCGGCACCGTCGACCATCGGAACGTCGGCTTCCTCCAGCTGGGCGGACTCCGCGCCCGCGGCCTCATGCCCCGGGCGCTCTTCCTTCGCCAGTACCGGCCTGAATGATGACGACCACGCACGTCCATGCCTCGCAACTGGGCCGCCTCGTGAAGGGCAGCCATGAAGCCCACGAGAACCTGCAGGAAGCCGTCCTGCAGTACCTGGCGCTCCATAGCGTGCCCGCCGTGCCGATCATCACCGGGCCTCGGGTCACTCCGCGCGCCCGAGGCGGCTTCGAATTGCGAGCCAACGCCGAGCAGCGGGGGATGGGCGACGTGATCGCCTGCCTGCCCGGCTCCGGCCGCCTGGCACTCATCGAGTGCAAGACCGGCCACGCCCGCCGCTCGCCGGCGCAGGTGCGGATGCACCGCCGCTTCGCGACCTCCGGAGCCCTGTGCCTCGTCGTTCGCAACGTCCTCGAGCTCGCGCCGCATATCGCGGCGAACCGCCCCAAGCCCGCCGGAGGATCCCAGTGAGGATGACCCACAACGCCCGAATCGTCGGCCAACGGCTCTTCACGCCGGACCCGAAGAATCACCCGAACCTCGAGCTGATGAAGCTCGAGCTCGACATCCAGCCGGCCGGCGGAGCGGCGACCGACAAGAACTCGAAGGGCTACCTGATCGTGAACCTCGAGAGCGCCGAGCAGTTCCCGCTCCGCAGCTATCTGCGCATCACGGTCGAGGACTCCCAGCAGGTGCTGCCCCTCGGGGGCGCCACGGCCGCCAGGAAGCGGGATCGCGAAGCGAAGGGCAGCGACGTCCACTAGCAGCGTCACCAAGGAGGGAACGGATGGATGAGCAGGGAGCTATGGGCGATGCCTAAGCGTATGTCGCAGAAGGCCCGCCGGGCGCTGCTGGAGGCCGTCATCGCTCGCGATGGCGACATCTGCAAGCTCTGCCGCGAGACGCCGGTGATCGCCCGCACGATCGATCATCTGGACGGCAACCGGCGCAATAACTGTCTGGAGAACCTCGCCCTGCTCTGCCTGTCCTGCAACACGGCCGAGGGCAACCGCGCCCGCCGCGGCCACCGGCAACTGACCCCGGTGACGCTCCCCATCTACACCGCCCGTGCAACCGAAACCATGTCCAACCTGAAGTCTGTCACGCCGATCCCGGACCGGTCCGGTTCCCGGGTGACCCTGAGAGTGAGTGAGAGGGAAAGGGGCGGAGTCGACAGGACCGGATGGGGGAGCGCCGAGGAGGCAGCGAACCTGATCATGGAGCCGACCTACCGGCTCTGGCTGTTCCGGTGGGTGAAGCAGTACGGGTACATCGGCAAGGAGGACGCGGTCGACGCCGGCGCCGAGTACCTGGACCAGACGGTAGGGCGCGCGAGCCAGCAGACGGTGGAGCGCTACTTCAAGAAGGCAATCAGCCGCATGGGCTGGCTGGAAGAGAGGCGCGGAGAGAACAGCGAGCCGCTCTGGGAGTTCCGTGCCGGCATCCCCCTCGAG